GGATCTTTAAGCATGACATGTGATTATGATTCTCATGCTACAACCCATACTTATCCAAGAACATCAGACCCTGCTAGTGGTAAATGGTTAAGAATTACTAATGTAACTACAAATACATTTAAAGTTAATGTTGGTAATGCTGGTATTACTTCTGCACATACATTCGTTTCTGCTACTTCCAATGGACTTGAAAAGTCACGTACTAAGATTGGAATTACTACAGAATCCATGACTTGGACATGTTCTAGAGATCATTATGCTACCGAACATTCTTATCCACGTACAACAGATCCTTATCATAATAGAATAGTATCAGTTGCTTCAACAACCAATACCACAATTACATTTAATGTAGGTGTATCATCATCAAATTATACTATTAATAGTCAATATTATGATAAAAATATAACTGGTGATCAATCTGGAATTAGAGGTGTATACACAGATGGGGATTGTGCAGAAGTTGCTTCAGCAGTTTCTACTCTTACTGGAATTGTTACTTTTGCGGTAGGAAAATCTACATTACCTACAAAGACTGCAAGTAATCCTGCTTTATTTGAAGTATCTAAGTTTGAATTAACTAAACCTGGATATGCGTTTATGAGAGGAGATACTTTTAAACCTGTTGGATTAGTTACAGCAGCAAATTTAGTTGGTAGTAGGTATGCACATAAATTTGTTGGTATTGGAACAAACGCAATTATCGTAAATGGGGACAACCAAGTTGCAACTGCAATTACTACACCTACAGGTGCTAACTATAATCCAGCAACTGGTGATTTAGTTCTTATAACAGATAATCCACATAATATTTCAATGGGTGATACTGTTGGTATTGCCACCAATTCATTAACATTTACATGCGCTAAAGATGGTCATACAAGTGAGCATACTTATCCTCGTACAACAGATCCTATACACAATAATATGTCAGTTGGTATTGGATCAACATCTGTATATACAATTACAATAAATGTTGGAGCAGCAGCAGCACCTTCACCTAGAACAGACCTTGTATTTAATGTACAAGAAACATTTAATGATTCATTTGCATCATGGCAACTTGGTGAATTTGATTATATTGATACTATTAAATCACTTCAGAATGGTGTAAGAACAAGATTCCCATTATATAAAAATAGTCAATTATTAAGTTTCCAGAAGAATCCATCAGATGCTACTTCATCTCTAATAGATTTTGATACTATTCTTTTAATATATGTTAACGGTGTTATGCAAGAACCTAAAGTTGCATATGAGTTTACTGGTGGAACAACATTTAGCTTTACAGCAGCACCATTACCAGATGATGATATTGATATATTCTTCTATAGAGGAACTACTGGTGTAGATAGTTTAGAAGTTAATGTAAATGAAACAGTTAAACCAGGTGATGACTTACAGATAAGAAAAAATTCTGGAATTAGTGGAACAGTTGATCAAGATAAGAGAATTTTATCTCGTATTTTATCATCAGATCAAGTGGAAACTGGTATATATCTTGGTGATGGAATTGATGATACCAACTATAAACCAATTGATTGGACTAAACAGAAACGTGACATTATAATAAATGATAATCCAAAATATAAGAGTAGGGATTCTTTAGAAGGATTAGTATTCCCAACATCAAAAATTATAAGTGATATTCAATCTACAGACTCATTCTTCTACGTAGATGACGCTCAACTATTTAATTATGAAGAAAATGAATCTGATATTGATATTAATGATATTGATGCATTAATAGTTCCAAGTGGAGATCCCGTATCTGCTGCTTTCACTGCTGTAGTTTCTTCTGCAGGAACTATATCATCTATTAATGTAACTTCTGGTGGTAGTGGGTATACACCTGGTACTATTAATTTAGATCTTTCCGACCCAATAGGTGGTATTGGTACTGTATTTAAGACAGCAGTTACTGGAATTGCTACATTGGGTATTGGATCCAATGTCATTATGGGTATAGCATCTACAGAAGGAATCGAGATTGGACATACACTTAAATCAATTTCTAATGTTATAGGAACAGATGTAAAAGTAACTGGATTATCTACTAGCTACTATCTTGGAGCAGGAGCAACTCAATATTCTACTGCTAATGTCGTTTCTATTAGCACTAATGCTTCTAATACAACAGTTTTAGTAAGAACATTTGATTTTGGTAAGTATCAGGATCAAACTCAGGCAACAGCAACAGCAACAGTTTCTGCTGCAGGAACTGTTTCTTCAACAACAGTAACTAATCCAGGATCTGGATATACTGGTTCTAGTTCAACTCCATATTATGTAAATGGTAGATACCCATCAATATTAAGTCCAATTCCACAAGTTAATGAAGAATTAGTTACTGGTATTAGATTTATTGAAGGATATAGTGGAATTATTACTGGAATAACAACAAGTACTGGAACTACAGGTGCTCAAAGTATGGCACTTACATTCCACGTAAAATATGATTCATCTCTTAGTGCATCTAATCTTAATAGATTAATTGTTGATACTCCAATTTATATTTCAGAGACAGGTGTTGGTCATGGAGTAACTTCTATTGATCGTGGTGGAAATACTACTATAGTAGGAATAGGAACCACATTTGCTGATAATGTTTACAAAGTACATGAAATTACTAGAAATAATTTTGTGGGAGTTATTACCTGTAATGTTCATAGTGGAATAAATACTGCAGGTATTCCAGACAATGTTAATAGCATAACTGGAGTAACTACTGTCTTTGGAGGTAAGTTCTCTTGGGGTAAATTATCTGGATTTGAAAGATCCAGTTCTGGAATAGGTATTGCTGTTACTGGATTAACTGTTAATACTGGATTAACATCATTCCCAACGATTCAAAGAAGAGGATACGGTCTTAGAGACAGTGGTTCTCTTAGAAAGGATCTTGGGTAGTATAAATATAGAAAAAAGCTGATCATAATGGCTGCAATTGTAACAGATCAATTTAGAATATTAAATGCGAGTAACTTTGTTGATTCCGTCAGCGATACTAATAACTCCTATTATGTCTTTTTAAGTTTACCAAATCCATCTATTGTTGGATATGGTAGATCTACGAGTTGGGATACTAACACACCTGCTCCAGTAGATAATCTTGATTATCTTACGCACGTTAAAGATACTATGATTTTTGGTAAGAAAATTACCACTGATGATGTTAGGAGATTGGTTAGGAGAGTTGATTGGAAATCAGGAACAATATATGAAATGTATAGGCATGATTATAGTGTTGCAAATCCTTCTCCACAAACAAACTCAACTAGACTTTATGATTCAAACTATTATATAATGAATAGTGATTATAGAGTTTATATTTGTATTGATAATGGATCATCTGAAGCAAATCCAAATGGTAAATTCTCACAAGATGAACCAAAATTTACTGATTTAGAACCATCTAGGGCAGGTGAAAGTGGTGATGGATATATTTGGAAATATCTATTTACCGTTTCTCCTAGTGATATTATTAAATTTGATGCAATTGAATATATTCCAATACCTAATGATTGGTTAACTAGTACTGATGCTCAAATACAATCAATAAGAGAAAATGGTGATTCTACTATAAATGAGAATCAGATTAAAAAGGTTTATATTGAAAATCAAGGATCTGGTTATAATGCAACAGATGCAGAACTTGATATTGTTGGTGATGGTACAGGTGGAAAGGTAATTGTAGATGTTGTAGGTGGTAAAATAACAGGAACGAATGTTTCTGCTGGTGGAAAGAATTATTCTTATGGTAGAGTTGATTTATCAACAATTAATCAAGGAGCAACTGAATTTGCTCATTTAATTCCAGTTATTCCACCATCAAGAGGGCATGGTTATGATTTATATAATGAATTGGGAACAGATAAAGTTTTAATCTATGCTCGTTTCGATGATTCAAGTAAGGATTTTCCAACAGATACTAGATTTGCTCAAATTGGAGTTCTTAAAAACCCAACTCAAATTGGATCTGCTAGTTCCGTTTTTAGTGAAGGGCAATTTTCTAATCTTAAAGGATTAAAATTAACTTCAGTTTCAAATGCAACTGCTGCAATTCCTGGAAACCAAATGCTTCAAACAGTAACTGGTGTAGGAACTGCTAAAGGTTATATTGCATCATATGATAGTGAAACTACAGTTTTGAAATATTATACTGATAGATCATTATTTTATAATACTGCTTTAGATCAAAAAGATTCTAAAAGCGTTAATATAGATGCAAATAAAGTTGATTTTAGTGGTGGTGGAACAATAAGTTCTGGTAATTTTAGTGGAACTATTGATGCTGGATTTACAGGTATTACTACATCTGTAACTAGTACTAAGAGCATAAATTTAAATACTCAGTTCATAAATGGCATTGCCAATCCTGAGATAAATAAAGGATCAGGGGACGTTATCTATATTGATAATCGACCTCGTGTTTCACGGAATCCTCGCCAAAAGGAAGATATTAAAATTATACTGGAATTCTAAGACAGATGTCACAAAAAACCAATCTTAATGTATCACCATACTATGATGATTTTGATGCAAATCAGAATTTCTATAGGGTTCTGTTTAAACCAGGATTCCCAGTTCAATCTAGAGAATTAACTACTCTGCAATCTATATTGCAAAATCAAGTTAAATCTTTTGGTGATCATGTTTTTAAAGATGGATCTATAGTTATTCCAGGTAATGTAACTTATAATTCAGAATATAATGCAATTAAAATTAATCCAACTCATGTAGGATTAAGTGTTGGTTTATATTTAAAAGAATTAATTGGTAAGAAGATAAAGGGACAAACATCACAAATAACTGCTGTTGTTCAGAATGTACTAACTGATGTAGAATCCGATTCTAGTGATTATACATTATATGTAAAATATACAAGTGCAGATGCAAACTTTAAATCTGGACAGTTTGTTGATGGTGAAACATTAATTCTTCAAGAGAATTTAACTTATGGTTTAAGTACGATTAACTCTGGAAATACTTTTGCTAGTTTAATCAATTTAAATGCAACTTCAACTGCATCTGCGGTGTCAATTTCTGAAGGTGTTTATTATATTAGAGGACATTTTATTAATGTAAGTGATGATACTGTTATTTTAGATCAATATACAAATACACCATCATATAGAATTGGTTTATTTGTGGATGAATCTACTATAGATGCTCAATCTGATAATACATTATATGATAATGCTAGAGGTTTTTCAAACTATGCAGCTCCAGGAGCAGATAGATTAAAAATAACAGCAACTCTTACTAAAAAAAGATTAACAGATTTAGATGATAAGAATTTTGTAGAAATTTTAAGAGTAATTAAAGGTGTTGTTAAGAAAGTACAGGATACTGATAATTATGCATTAATTAAGGATTATATTGCACAAAGAACATATGAAGAATCTGGTGATTATTCAGTAGATCAATTTAATATTGAAGTTGACGAGTCTTTAAATAATAGAATAAATTCTAATGGTGTTTTCTTTGCAAATCAAAGAACTGATCAAGGAAATGTACCATCTGAAAATCTTTTAGCAATAAAAGTTTCTCCAGGAAAAGCATATATTAAAGGATTTGATGTTGAAAAACCAGTTACATCAATATTAGATGTTGAAAAACCTAGAGATACTTCAAATGTAGAAAACTCTAGTGTCCCATTTAGAATGGGTAATTTAATAAGAGTTAATAATGTTCATGGATCTCCTAAAATAGCTCTTGATGGAAATACTGAGAAAGTTAGATTATGTAGAAATAGAAAAACTACTACTATTCATTCAACTGAACTAGAGGAAATTGGTAAAGCAAGAATATATTCATATAATAAGAGTGATTCATCTAATAATTCTTCTGGAATATTTGCTGCAAATAATTGGGATTTATATCTTTGGGATATTCAAACTTATACAGTTTTAACACTAAATGTTGAGTATTCTTCAATAATAATTCCTTTTGGTTCTTATATCAAAGGATTAAGTAGTGGTGCTACTGGATATAGAGATAGTGGTGATAATGGTGCTGGTAGTGTTTCTGTAGGAAGTGGTTCAAAT